TGGCTGGCTTACTGCTCCCACATTATAGGTCAAGGTGGATGCTGCGAGTTTGTTGAACACGCCAACTAAGGCATCTTCAATTCCATTGAGGTTTCCTTCGTTATCGAACAAAGGTACGGTGATGATTATCTTAAAATTAGCGGTTGGAGCAATTGTGTTGTGTTGATTGTTATTTGGCTCAAGATAAGGATCAGACGGCGAAACAATCACAGAGTTAGCAAGAACTGTGGCTGGTGGAAAAGCAAAGGTTTGCCACTTTGAGTTATCGACTAAAGCAGTCGCAATCGTGGTTCTAAGAGTAGTAAGAGCAACTGGCATTATCCGACCATCGAACGCGGATCAAGTGCGTGAGCAATAAGTCCACGAACTCTAGCCAAGAGAGTGTTACCCATGCGATATGGGCTAGGAGTAAAGTCCGGTGATACGCCGCCTGTGCTTGAAGTTTGGCGTGATTGCCAAATATCAACTGAAATTAAAAGCGCAGCTTCTTGAACTGCTGAATCCGCTGTCCAGTCTGTGTAAGTTCTTGAAGCAACCGTTCCAAAAGGTGCAATAGCGTGTTTAGGTTGTACTGTGCTGTGATTTGTAGCCATGCTAATAAAGTAATCGCCGACGGCTGTAAGCACTTTGCTTCCGTTATAGGAAGAACCTGAATTGGCAATAGTTACAGTTTGACCAACATAAAAGATTTCTTTGACAGGCTCATTAAAATATAGAGTTCCTGTGCCAACAATGTTGCCATGAGCTACTGTGAAGTAAGTAGGACTCCATAGCATAGGAAGAATGACGGCATCAGCTGCATCGCAAGTTTGTTGAAGGGTGGCATCAGCGTATAGCGAGCCAACACCTAGTGCTGAGCGAAGTTCTGCAACTGTGCAAAGTGACATTCCATATCCTTTCTAAAGACTGGGAGTGGAGCAAGGGCTGCGCCCCACTCCCAGCGACTTAGGGTGTTACTTATGCCTTGTTGTTCTTGAACGCACCAGCAGCAACCTTAGTTGCGATTGCACCAAAGCCGTAGTAACCGATAGTTACTTGACCTGCTGCTGTTGATTCTGCACGTAGGCGATATGTTGGTGACTCATACCATGTGTAAGCATCTGGGTTAACGACGAGGATTGTTCCATCGCCATCTCCGCCGTTTGTTGGATCAACGTATAGGTTGAGTCCTGCAACGTTGCCTGTGAGTGATGTAGGCGCTACTTGACCGCCTGCGTTCATTGGCTGTGATGCTGTGTAGATTGGGCGACCTGAATCGTTAAGTGACATGATGTTTGACCATTGTCCTGTTGATACGATCATGTTGCGAGCAAATGGATTTGGAAGTCCTGCTGTTGCTCCATAAACAGAAGCTGAACCGCGAGCAACAATTCCTAGAAGCTCTGCAGCTGTTGGGTATGTCGCAACTGTTGTTGCATCAAGTGAAGCGCCTGAAATAAGTGCTGCGTTCACTGCTGCGTTTGTTGCCTTTGCGTAAGCTGCTGCCATGTTGCGCACTAGCTCATCGAAGAAGGCTGGAGATGTACGATCTAGAAGTTCAACAGAGAATGTCTGTTGTCCAGCGTACTTCTGTACTGTTACAGATAGGAAAGATGAGTTCTGATCTGTGTCGCTAAATGCGTCACCTTCTGGCTCAATAGCAACTGTTGGCATTTGTGTAATCTTTGGGATTTCAAATGTCATACCTGCATCAGGAAGCACTCCGCGAGAGATTGCATCGATTGATGGACGAATTGTTGTTCCGAGTGGGTTGATGATTTCAGACAATTGACGTGTTGGTACAAGACCTGCGTTGTCTGTTGTGTCTGCTGCTGCGCGTAGGTATTGACGAGCTTCCTCATCGCCTAGTGCTGCGCGGATTGTGTTCTCTGCATACTTTGCAGCTGTTACTTCAATGCGTGGCTTTGTGTAAGCCATTGCTGTTACAGTTGGGCGAGCAGCTTCAACCGCTGGTGCTTCAACTGGTGTTGCTTCGACGGCTGGAGTGGTATTTTCCACGTTGGCTATCTCGCTTTCTGTTGGTTGGGTTGTTTCTTCTACGGCAGATTCTTCTGCCGCTATATCAGTAACTTGTGCAGACTTAAAGGCTGGCTCTGTTACTAAACTTACTTCGACTAAGCGAGCAGCGGACACATAAGTCACGCCGTCCTTAACCTTTGACTTTAATACTTCTGCACCGATACTCAGCCCAGACTGGAGTCCTTCTTCTGCAAGGATGAGAGCTTCAGTACCACGCTGCGAACGGCTAATAGAAAATACTGCATCGATTGAGTTCTCTGATTCGCTGAAACTTACTGCGCGACCTAGAGGCTTCTTAACATCGTGCTGGCTAAGTAGCTTGATTGATTTGGCTTCTGGAATCTCGATTGAGCCAGACTCAAAGATTACCTTGCCGTAGTTTGTTGATCCAGCTTCTACGTTCAATGGCACAATCTTGCCAGAGATAGTTCTGCTGGCGCTGTCGGCTGTGAGTTCAGCTGTTAGGGTTACAATTTGGTTCATTCCATACCATTGCTTCCATTAGGTGTTAGGTCTGTCATTTCCATAGCTTGTTCTGTTGTAACAAGTCCAAGCGATAGCAATTTTTCGATTACTGCAAGCTCTTGAAGTGGGTCTGTGCGTAGGAAGTTCTTATCAATATCGAACTTAACGACATTGCCGCGAGCAGTAATGTCATCCATAGATAGTCGATCTTCAATCGCTGTAATGAATGGTTGCAAAGATAATGCCAAGAATTGTTTGCGCTCATCTTGTACATTTGCGTAGGTCATTGAGTTATTCATGTCTGCTGACACGTAATAAGCAGGTACATTGCAAAGGCGAGCAATCTCTGTAGCAAGTTGCTGAATTGCTTCGTTGTACATCATCTCTTTAGGTGAGTATGAAACTGGAGTGTATTCCAGAGTAGATGTTAAATAAGCAGTTGAACGATTATTGCGAGCGTTCTTCCATGCAGCGAGTAGTCCTTGTACTTCTTTAGGATCAAGGTCTGCGCCATTGTTCTTAATGTAACCAGTAGCCATTGGAGTACCTGCTGCAATAGCAGCGGCCTTCTGTACATCGATTGCAGCGCGAATTGTTGAAGCGCCGCTGTTAAGGATTCCATCGCCTAATGACTGGAAGGTAACAAGAGAGCCCAAACCATCCATGGGTAAAGTTGTTCCATCGACTGCATAAGATTTGACAAAAACATTATCTTTGTCAAGTGTTGCAGTTACGCGAGAGTTAGCAATCCATTCAAAACGTGAAGGACGACCATCTTCGTTATAAACTTCAACAACTTTCCAAAAGGCTTGTCCATAAAATAATAATGAATCAACAGTCCACGCAATAGTTACTGATCGAGGCTGTGAGTAAGAAGGTTGCTCCATCCATAATGGTGAGCCAATCTCTTCATTCGTAGATTTGCGATAAAGCTCTAAAGGAATTGCGCCGATTGTGCCAGCTAGTAAGTTGCGGCATCGTTGTAACGCTGGAATAGAAATTGCTTCTGTTCTGCCAACATAGGCAAATTGAAACGGCATCGCATACGGCGAATACTCGCCTAAGACTTGAGGTGCTGACTGTGCTTCGAGTAAAGGTTTAGTTTGTAGTCCGAATGTTTGCAGTAAGCGACCCATGTAGACATCTTACCATACTTTGTCTAATTCTTGACAATTTAGTTACTTTGTGTCTAGGCAAATATCTGGGGTGTTGATTGCGGTTGAGATAATCGACTTACTACCATTGCAAGTCCAATCGGTCCAACAATTGGTCCGGCGCTAGCTTTGCGAATCAGACGCCAACTCGAATCGGTGCTTTTAGCCCCGCAATTCTGCATTTGTTGATCTAAAACATCTTGCCCAGCATGAACGACTCTCTTATTGTCAATTTGGTCCTTAAGAGTCGAGCAAGCGGCATAGAACTCAGCTCCTACTATGGTTTCTACCATTACGCCAGATTTCTGTAATCTCTCAGCTACTGCCAGCGTTGTGTAACGATCGTACAAAACAACTCTAGGTTTGTACGAATCGCACCAGCCTTTAATCTCGGCTGCAATCTTTAATTCATCGACTGAGATTTGAGATTCCCAAGTCTGCACTAACGCCACGCCAATTCGACCATCTGGCAATATCTGACCTGCTATAAGTGCAGCATTTCTTCTACTCATGTCAATATCGAAGGCAAAGACTGTTAAAGGTCCTGGACTCATTTCCATCGACCTGTCGCATATATCTTCCCAAGAGCCAGGAGTAAAAGGGCTACTGATTGACGAAATCCATTGACAAAGCGTTTCTGTGCGAGCCGCTTCCATTGTCGATGTTGCAATCGTTTCCTCGATGGCCTCTTCAGGAATTAAATATCCAAGTGACGGATTTGCCATAGCCCAAGCTTTACGATCCCAGATATCACAGAATGGCGGTGCGCTGTACTCATAAAATCCTAAAGACTTTGGCGGATGATTTAAGCATTGCTCATGTAGGTCGTTAAGGACTTTACTAAAGGCATCACCAGCGTTGGATGTAAATAGTCGTTGGGAATTAGGCCTAGTCAATGTAACGCTCTTAGAAGCATCCATTGCAACTTCTGTGACTTCTCTTAATTCATCAATCCATAGAAGGTCTGCAGTTCGACCACGCGCTCCATCGGATGTAGCTGCTACAACTTCGACCTGCGCACCTGATTCAAGGATTATGCGCTCATCACCATTGGTTCTACGGATTCCTTTCTTAGGGTCGCCATTCTTTAGCTGAACACGAAGAAAATCATTGCGTTCAATGATGTCTGCAATAATGTTGAAAGATTTGAGAGCCATTGATCTATTTGATGACATCATGAGAATGTCCTTCTCGCCAAAGCAGAATAACCCTGCTAAGACACGCATACGTGCTAGATGGCTCTTTCCTGACTGCCTAGCGATTAAAAGCAATGTGCTGCGCTTGATGAATTGATTATTGCTATCAACTGTCAGCATATCTTTAAGAATAAGCTTCTGCCATTCAAGTAATGGCTGTCCAATCTTCTCAGCTAACTCAATAACTTCATCGGCTCTGGATTTACCTTTGAGCCAAGGACTGTGAAGCCTTGGTTTTAAATCCCCAACAAGCTTCTTTTTCTTTTTGGTTTGAGTCGTCATAGTTCTGGCTTAGGCTGACCAGACATCGGACCGGCTTGGACCGAACTGGTTGTTGTCGGGGAAAGATTGGCAGG